AGCGAACCAATGCCAATCATCCGCATACAACCAATCCCGCACCTTCTCACCCATCAGCCTGCTCCTCCTGCTCGATGTGCTTGTCGTGATCACGACGCACCCACGCCACCGTGGCACGCCACCTGGTCGTCTGCCAATCGCACCCATCAGGACACGAACAGAAACCACCCACTCCTAGTGAGCCTGCATGGACAACACGTAACGCATGACTACTCATAACATCCACCTCCTAGTGGATATGGGCCACCTCCTAGTGTTCATTGCCACATGGCAACGAACTACCAGGATCGAGCCAAGCTGAAAAGAAAACAAGAAAAGGCGGACCCTATCGGGTCCGCCCATTCTCTATATTGTGACTACCGATCAGACAACAGCATCCTCTAGGGCGCTGTCCGTTACCGTGACACCTAAAGCGTCAGCCAACATGCCGACACAACGGATGGAGGCTTTATCTTCTGAAGCCATCGTTCCATTGTGAGCGTCAAGTGCAGCGAATACCGCAGCAACTAAACCGTCGCCGTCAATAGTCGCCACGGCTGGACCGTTGGTATCAGCGGCAGAATCGGGAGCGTTGCCACCATCCTCAGGCTTAGTCGTAGGTGGAGAATCTGCTAGGCGCATAGCCTTAGCATGGTCTCGCGCCTCCGCCGCCGTAGGCTTATTGGCCGTCATCCATTCCACAATGGCTGACCTCCGCGCGCCTTTGTTCTTCCACGCTAAGGCCGCCAGGTACTTGTGAGCAGCGAACGAAACACCCTCCACACGTACCGCCTTAGGAAAGGCCGTAGCGACATTGCGCCACTGGATCAGCGTATTTGCCGACCGATTGCACTTTGCATCGTTGCTATCTTCGGTAGCAGCGAGAATAGCGAATACTTCGTCTTCCTTCACTGTCTCACCACTAATCGAACGATGCCTCCAATGCGCTACATCCCGTGGGATGAGTACCGCTATGGCATCGCCAACCGTGAACGCACCACGTTCGTGGGTGTTGACTTTCCCCACTAGCGTTTTCAATTTGGCATCGGTAGGGAAGTCGCGCCCCTTGTCGGTAGTCGTGACTGTATTAGCCATTGTTTCTCTCCTCACCACATACGTGGTTAGGCATGGCACGGGTCAGCGTGACCCGTGGTCACGACTAGACACATATGTGATTGTCAAATAACAAGCGTCGACCGATCTGGCCGACTAGGGACCACTTTACTACACAAGCCGCCACCGTTCAAGACCCATCATTGCCACGTGGCAACCATGCCAACCGATAGCAACTACCCTGCACCAGCAGTCCGCCTACCCTCAAGTGTGTGGTTCGCCTTACGCCTGGTGTTAGGGGCGCCTAACGCCTGGTGTCAAACACACTTCACCAGAAACCGTAAGCAAAGCTGACAGCCAGGGTGAACCTGGCCTAACGCCGAAAGTAAAGCAAGCCTAACAGGTTCGCTGGGCAGCTGGCAGGGGCACCCCCAAGTGGGGGCGGGGCCTACTCCACCCCCCATGTATAGATAAGCGTTTCCGATACGTTCGAGTTCTCTGGCTTCCGCCCTGGGGGCTTTTGCTCACACTTATACTGGGGCTTGCACTTATACTGGGGCTTTGACATCTTCGTCTCAGGCTTGGGGCCTGTTCCTTGATGTCTGGGCTTGCGGCTAGAGGGCGACGCTCCGCGTCGCCCGTGCCTAGCCCTTTTTTAATATGATGTTTGGTGTCCCACCCAGTGTTTACTAGGGTGTTTGGTGGGACAGGTTGGTGTAGTTGTTGGAGGTGTTTGATGCCGCAGAATGGTGGTGGTCGGGGCTGGAAGGTTGATCCTGATTCTGGTGCGAAGGTGATGCCTGAGCAGTGGGCGACGTTTTTGGATTGGGTTCTTCAGGGTCCCGATAGGGAACCTAAGTTCCAGTATGAGTGGGCTGAGCAGAATGGGTGTCATCCTGATTCTATTCGTCGGTGGAAGCGTGATCCGAGGTTTGTGAGGGAGTGGGATCGTCGTGCTGCTGAGTTGAATATTCATCCTGAGCGGACCCAGGGTGTGATTGATTCTTTGCATGCTGCTGCGGTTGGTGGGTCTGTGCAGGCTGCGTCGTTGTATTTGCAGTATGTTGAGAAGTTCACGCCGAGGCGGCGTGTGGTTGTTGATGATGAGCGTGAGGTTGTTGGTTTGTCGGATGACGAGTTGGCTGATGAGCTTGCGGGTTTGGTTGCGGAGTTTCGTTCTGAGGGTGGTGGATGATAATGGCTGGGCCTGTTTCGATGTGGTTGTTGAGCAACCAGTAGGTGCGTGGTGCGTGGTGCGTAGGGTTGGTGCTACGGCGCTGTTGTTGAGTGTTTCGGCTGTGGTGTGTGCTGCCTTCATGGTTTGGGGTTTGGGTCGGACGTTACAATCGTTGTTCGAGTAGATGAGCACGATCACTAAGTTCGTTGTGGCCGTGACAGGCTTGTTGGTGGCGGTTGGTACGTTGATTGGAACGATTAGCATGAATCTTGGTCGGTCATCGAAGCCTGAAGGGGTTACTATCATTTTGAATAGCCCTGAGGCGTATGCTGAGTTCCTTGCGGATCATCCTGGGTGATGAGCCGTCTGGGTGAGCTGCGTCAGGAAGCGGAGTGGAGGAAGTGTGGAAGAGATGAGTCGTACTTCTTGCGTAAGTATTGGCATATTGCTCATCCTGCTCATGGTCGAATTCTTTTTGATCTTCGGGACGCCCAGTCTTTCGCTTTGAGCCATTGGGCGGATAACCGTTATTCGTTGACGTTGAAGGCCCGTCAGATCGGGTGGTCTACGTTGGTGGCTGCTCACCAGTTTTGGTTGGCGTTTTTTCATGCGGATCAGAACATTATTGATTTGTCGCGTACTGAGCGTGAGGCTGTTCAGTTGTTGCGGAAGACGAAGTACGGGTTTAAGCATTTACCTGGGTGGATGGTGGAGCGTGGCCCGAGGCAGCTTGTTGAGCATCAGCAACGCATGTTTTTCGGCAATGGTTCTCAGATTGTTTCGATGCCGTCTGCGTCTGATCCTGCGCGTGGTGAGTCCGCCACGCTTATCGTGGTGGACGAGTGGGCGTTTTTGCCGAATCCAGAGGAGGCTTGGTCCTCTATTGAACCTGTCGCTGACGTGGGTGGCCGTATTATTGGTTTGTCTACGGCGAATGGGTCGGGAAACTTTTTTCATCATTTGTGGACGGGGGCCAGCACGGGGAACAACAAGTTCGAGTCGATGTTTTTTCCGTGGTCTGCGACTGAGGATCGTGGCCCGTCTTGGTACGAGGAGAAGAAGCAGTCGATGCTGCCTTGGCAGTTGGCTCAGGAGTATCCGACTACGCCTGAGGAGGCGTTTGTGCGGTCGGGTAACCCTGTGTTCGATTTGGATGTGTTGGACGACATGATGGTTCGTTGCCGCCCTGGGTTGTCGGGGTATTTGCATGAGTTGTCGCCCAGGTCTGTAGAGTTCAGGTCGTGAGTTTGGAGGTTTGGTGTAAGCCTGAGTCCAACCATGCTTACGTGTTGGGTGTTGATACGGCTGAGGGTTTGGGCCATGGCGATTATTCGTGCATCCAGGTGTTGGATGTGAGCACGGGCGATCAGGCGGCGATATGGCACGGCCATATTCCGCCTGACGAGCTGGCTGCTGAGGTGTTCAGGGTTGGTTTGTGGTATCGGGATGCGTTGTGCTGTGTGGAGTCGAACAATCATGGTTTGACGACGATTACGATGTTGCGCCAGTTGGGGTATCCTCGCATGTTTCGTAAGCGGTCGTTGAACCAGGTGACTTCCAAGGTGTCGATGGAGTTTGGTTGGCGGACGACACGCACGTCGAAGCCTTTGATGATTGACGATTTGGGGATGGCGTTGCGTAACGACGAGTTGCGTCTGTATGACCGTCATACGGTCGGGGAGTTGCGGACCTTTACCCGCAATGAGCGTGGCAGCATGTCGGGGTCGCCCTATGACGACAGGGTGATGGCTTTGGCGTTGGCGAACCAGATGAGGAAGTACGCTCACGCCCCCGAGTATGTGGATCAGCCTGATGATTATTGGACAGTTGAGTGGTTTCGCAGGCTTGCCGTTGCCGATGACGCTGATTCCTCCTTATACAGGATTGGTGCGAACAGCGTCCGTGGGACACCCTGACCGCTGTTTGTAGACATGTCTATTCATTTCACCCAGGAGTATTTTTATGGCGAAGAAGTTCGTTTCGTTCACTAGCGGTACCACAACCGTTGACGGCCCGAAGGGCCAGAATAACAAGATGGAGCGTGGTGGCTCTGTGTCAGCGAACCCTATTTGGGAACCTGGTGGCCCCAGTTCACCCAAGCAGCGGTTTGATTCACCCAAGGTGAACAACCAGACGGGCGGTTACGGCGAAATTTCGGTGCGTGACACTCCGTTCAACCAGCATGGCGAGACGGGCAAGGTTGAGCCTGCTTCTAAGCAGCCGTAGCGGTGGGGGTTCTGCCACCTGATGCCACATTTGATGATTTCGTTTCGTATACGGAATCTGTTCGGGGGCCTGTGGGTTCGGATGAACTCGCAGACCTTTGGTTGTGGCGTCAGAAGCTCCTGACTTTGCGTGTTGACACGAAGTCGGGTTACCGTTCCCAGTTGCCTGCCGACGAGCAGCATTTGTCTCGCCGCGAGTTGGGGGACAAGCGGTATCAGGAGGCGAAGTCTCAGGGCCGCAATATTGAAAGGTTGCCTGATAGGGCGATGTTCTGATGCCTCGTAAGACTCGTAGTGAACTTTTAAGCGATTATCAGCATCGGCTGGACCTGTCGCGCCGTTGGCGCGACGAGGAGGGCCATGACAGGACGTGGCGTCGCCTAATCGACATGTATAGGGGTAAGCATTGGCCTCGTACTACGACAGCGGAACGCGATTTGATCGCTGTCAATTTGTCGTTTTCTACGGTGAATGTGATTGCGCCTTCGGTGGCGGTGAACCATCCGAAGATCGTTGTCAGGGCGAATCATCCTGGCGATGAGCCGAACGCTTCGTTTGTTGAGGCCGTGGTGAACCATTTGTGGCGGCATCACGATTTCCGCAAGCCGTTCCGTCGGTCTGTCAAAGATTTTCTGATTCTTGGGCACGGCTGGTTGAAGGTTGGTTGGCGGTTTGTCGAGCAGGAGCGTTCTTTAGGTGAGGGGGAACGGGAAGAGATCTTCGAGCAGGCTGTTTCCGAGGCCAACATGTTCGCCTTTGAGGAGCCTTTGATGGCTTCGGATTTGCCGACCGATGAGGAGATCGAGGCGAATCTGCCGATGACGCAGATGACGATTGTGGAGGATCAGCCGTTCGTGGAGCGGGTTTCGCCGTTCGACATGTTCGTGGATCCCGAGGCGACGTGTATTGAGGATGCGGCGTGGATTGCTCAACGCATCGTGCGTCCCTTGAAGGAAGCGCAGGACGACAAGCGTTATTCGCCTTCTGTGCGTAAGAGTCTGAGTGCGAATGCTGGCGTGAACCCGATGTATTCGGACGGCTATTACGAAGACAAGTTGGAGCGGTATGTGGAGGATGACCGTGTGGTCATCTGGGAGTATTACGACGTGCCGTCGAACACGATGGCGGTGTTTGCCGACCAGGACGACGGTTTCTTGGTGCCGCCTACGGTGATGCCGTATGCGTTCGGGCAGCCGTTTGTGATGCTCCGCAACTACGATGTCCCCGACGTGTTCTACCCGATTGGGGATTTGGAACCAATCGAGTCGCTGCAACTGGAACTAGACAAG